CGTTCCAACGGAGAAGGCGTATAAGCGTCAGGCCATTGGTATTTGATCTTAGACAGCTTAACCGTAGGCAGTTCGCCTACTTCCATCATCTTCAGGATGAAAGGCTTAAGGAAATAAGGCGTTGCAGTAAGGCCACGATAAGCATCAACTCGCTCAGCCCAAGCACCCTTATCTTGCGTGGACGCCTGATGCGCGGATTCAGACCCTACGAGAACACGTTGGGGGATACCAGTGGTACCCGAGATCAGGGTGATCAGGGCTTTGTATGGACCAGTCGGATCCGCAACATCGGAACCCAGGTTCGTGACCTTAATTCCGCGAGTACGGATAAACCTGCGTTGCCCTTCAAAGTACTCAGTGACCTCCTGATTGAGGTTAGTCTCAGATTCAGGATCAAGGTCCATCTCGGGGTCAAGATCCATTTGCATACCGCGGTTCGCCGTATTCCAGAACGATTCGCTTGCAGCACCAATGACCTTCTGTAGGTCAGTAAGATAGTTCCAGATTGCCCAGAGGGAAGGGATCCCAAAGAGTTCGTTTTCCAGCTGACCTTGGGCACAGTGAATGACGCGTGTATAGTGTACACGGTAAGATCCTTGTATAGGAATCGGCTGGACGGCTGCGATAGTTCCAGGCGCTTGGTCCTCAATTCGGGCCAACTGCGGGTAAATGGTATACATGACCGGAAGGCAGAAACGTTTATCACCAGGATTCTGCCCCCACTGAGTGATCTTAGCCGAACGATCCCCATATGCTTGGATGAAGGTGACCTTCTCATTCGGTCCAAGGGGCTTCTCCAAGTTGGTCGAATCCGTACCAATCAGTAGGATGGCATATTGCCCGATATGGGTAAGACGGTCGAGTCGATGCAGAACAGACCAAACATTTTGGTCCATAACCAACTCTTCCCAAGCTTTGGTCCAAGCAATGGTAGCGGCGACCTTCGGAGGATTACCCCAAACAGCATCTGCATAGGCATGAACGATCCGCTTGGCGATACCACCTCGATGGTACATCTCCCAAATGGCCTTGTAGTTGATCTTGTTATCCCAGCCGAAGACACCGTAGAAGTCTCGACCCATACCGTTCTGGCCAAAGCTTCTGGCCCAGATGTCTCTGGGGTAATTGGTCAAGGCTCGCCAACCTGAAGAGGCAAGCTCTCCAATGGGTGCTGCACTTGCCATGATTCGCGACATGTAACCCATTTGAATGACCTTCTCAACCCAGGGGCCAATGTTAATATGAAGTATGCAGGTATTGGAGTAGATTAGCGAAGGACGCGTATGCCAAGCTTCTTAGATCCTCCAGTGGAGGAGCGTCCCTTAGCAGAAGAGTCACGCCCCCAAGTACCAGCACCAGATCTAAAAGGAACTTCATCAGCTTTGACGCGTTCTTCGGCTGCGGTGGAATATCCTTTGGCATTGCGCTGTCTTTCATCTTTAGCCTGAAGCCGCTCTTGAACGGCTGCAGCTGAGCGAGAACGACCCCACGCACCACCTAAGGGGCGCTTACCAGTTACATCATTATATAGCGAAGCAGCTGCGTCCATCAAGTCATCATGAGCGCCTTCCGGGAAGACCGCAAACTCGTCAATGAACTTGTTAACCCAGCTAACCTTAGAGTAGTCCGACGGATCATCCACGACAAAGACTATCTGGTGCTTTTCCGTCGCAGCCAGGAAAGGTTGGCTCTTGAGGAGTTTAGAGCCTTCCGAAGCAGCCTTGACAACGCGGAGTTTGCGATAGGGGCAAAGAGTCTTGAAATGCTCAACCGCATAGATGCCAGAACTTCCAGGCTCTTGCTCCAGAATATATTCCACGTCAGGATGATCGCCACCGTTTGATTCCAGATCAGCAGCTTCAGAGAAGACATCCTCGACTCGTCCTGCTGAGTACTGTCCATGAATTGCACCTTCGATGTAGAGCTTCTCGGTCTCAATATCGTATGTGCCGAGTACTCCAGCAGTGAAATCTCCGGCTTCTTTAGTGGAAGCAAGATCCCATGAGCGGCGCCTTTTAAAACGTCTGCGTTGTGCCGTAGCACTGAATCCTGCAAGGAACTCTTCATATTCCCTTCGGCCAATGAAACGGAGATTCTGAACATTAGTTGCCGAAGCGTCAGAATCATTGGGATTCTGTTGGAACATAGCTTCAAACCAACGTGCACCAAGTTCATCAATGATGTCTTCGAGTGCCTCACGACCATAGCGTTCTGGGAAGAGGGGAGTGCCAGGGGCTCTGCCAAGCAGATCTGGGTATGAGGGGTCATCGACCCATTCACCAGTATCGCGGTCCTTTTTACCAGCAATGGCCTTGATTTTGATGATCCGGTAAAATTTGCGACTTCTACGCATCTCGAGTCGTTCGATGTGTCCGTGCAAGTCATTGGTAACCCAGCGCGTTGCAACGATAATGACGACCGCACCTGGTTCCAGTCGGGTTCTTGCGACGGTTGCATACCAGGTCTTAAGTGACTCGAGATACTGGTGGTTGAGCGCTTCCTTAGGTTCCTTAATATAGTCGTCAATGATAAAGACATTTGCGCCTCGTCCAGTAATAGTGCCTCGGAGACCCACGGCCTTCAGACCACCACCTTGCTCCGTGACGAAGTTGGCAGCTCTATCGACATCGCGCCTAATGCGGACCGAAAGCTTAGATTGGTTAGCCTTGATGATGTCTTTCACCTCCCGAGTGAAGTCCGTCGACAGATCTTCACCATAGGTAGAGACAATGACGTTCTTCTCAGGGAAGTTCTCCAAAGTCCACAAGGGCGTAGCCACAGTGATGAGCTTAGACTTACCATGTCGAGGCGGCGCGCTCACCAACAAACCACAACCGCCTCTGGCGATGGCCGAAGCAATCTCAGCTCCGAGGTACTGCAAGAAGGGCGCAGGAGTCCACCAATCACACAGCTCCGACATCAAAGTAGCAGGCGTAAGCTTGTAGTTCCCGATGAGCTGAGCAATTTGTGCCTGAGACAGTCGATTATCCTGTCCACTTCCTGCTGCAGCCTTGGCAGCTAAGTCGTGAATGTGTTGTTGATCGAATGCCTGTTGATCATAAGGAACTTGTGTCATATAGTGGCCTTTTTGAATGACCTTCTCAACCTCGCGGTGAAAAAGTGTAGACTTCGTGAGTCCTATAGTCTTATGACATTGGGAGTCTAATGGTTAAGCTGTAAGGACTTAAGCGTCGAGTAGCAACTTAAGCGTCGTCTTGGATGACCTTGTGGGTTCCCTCAAGAGTCACATCTTTCATTGTCTTGGGTTGACCCCCTGCGCTTCCCATATCAATTCCCGTTGCTGCCTCAGTGCCACGCCGCACTTGAATGATGAGAGACTGAGCCTGCATTGCGAAATTTGGGTCTGACATGAGTATCCGCAGGTTGCTGTCAATTCCGGTGGCGCTTGATCCCTGGGCGATGTTCTTCGTAAGGTCTCGCATGAGGTCAGCGCCAGAAGCCCCAGCCATAACATCAGAGACACCAGCAATCTGTTGGCGGCCATTTTGGTGTTCCCCCATTGAAATACGCTGGATAGAGACGAGATCCTTAAGGGCACGCAACGCCTCACTTGGAGTCAGGTTACGATAGAACGTCTCACCCTGTTCTGCAATCATCCCTTGGATGTCAGCAATTAGGTTTTCGGCAAGCCGGAAGTGCTTGTCTTCAGTCCGACGAACACGCATCTCACGCTTCTTACGTTCCGCAGCCACTTGGAACAAATCATAGGCTCGAGAACGTTGACCCCAATAGTATTCCAAGGCCCACGAGGAGATACGTTCTAGCGGAAGGTTCTCATCTATGGCAAGCAACTGGAGCTGACGAAGCCCAATATCTTCGGCCTGCTCGAGGTACCTACGAAATACGGCGTAGGCTTCTAGAGGCTCATGAGGAAGTTGCATCCAGAAGATCTGTGCTTTGGTCTTACCAAAGGTAGGATAGCCTTCGTCATAGTAAAGGGTGACTGCAGCACTGTCAACATCGTCTTGGGTCATAGAGCCCAAGTTATGTGGCAGGAGGTCACTACGATAGAAGAAGGTCGGCAGCTGGTATTCGTTCGTCGGGATCTGTTGCGATATGTAATAAATTGCGTCCGCCCTGTTGGCACCTTCCGGCAACAGGATGCGCTGGAAGCCAAGAGACGTGTCCATCAAGTGTTGACGGGCTTGCTCGTCCACTTCATCCTGCGTCAGTTCTTGTTGGGAGCCTAACCCATCATCATACGGATCTGGAGTACCAAGGGCGTCATTAGGATCATCGCTTGCCATTGAATGACCTTCTCAACCTCACGAGTGTCTGGACTCTGCTATATAATATAACTTGGTCTCGCCTTAATAGCAAGATGGTCCTTTAAGGTCTTTTGAATAGGAATGGTAAAGAATTTTAAATTTAAATGTACTAATAGTATTGGATTAGTAAGCCTTTTTAATTTTTGTTTATCCATGTCCCTGTGCCTCCCATTTGTTTTACCTGGTAGAATTTTTGGGCCGTACGTGCAAATAAAAAGCAAGTATTGCATTTCGTTGTTTTAACTATAGACGATAGTATTCAACAATAGAAAAAACAATACTTATAGTAAAGCAAGTAAATAAAAATCGCTTCGCAAGTAACAAAACTCTATCATAAGCAAACGTACTATCCTATTATATATTTGTGGAGAGCAATTAAGTAATCCACACACAAAAAGGAAGTAAATTATGTCTGGCAAAACTAATGCACTCACTCTCGCAACTAATGTCGAAGTAATGACAATCGTCGAATCGACATCGATGAGTAAATCTGCAAAGATTCGACTTCTCTATTCTCAAGGCAACGACAAATCTACTATCGCTAATCTTCTTGGAATTCGATATCAACATGTTCGCAATGTCTTACTCCAACCTCTGAAATCTCAAGAGTAGTATATAAAGAGAGAGGAGAGTAAATCTCCTCTCTCAATACTCTAACACAAAGAAAGGATGAAGTAATGAAGACTTACTATCAACGCAAAGTAGAAGCTCTTACTCAGAATCTACTTGAAGTCATTGTCAACGATACTTACTTGATGAATGCATCTAGTGAGTACGCGCTGAATAAACTTAGACTCAAGTATAGAGAAGAGATAGCTCTTCCAATAATTGAAGAGCAACTAGAGTGTGAGTATTACGAACTAGTCGCTCTGTATCAACGTAAGATACTAAAGCAAGTAATGAAAGTAATCTAACTAGAGAAGAGCTCTACAGAAAGTAGAGCTCAACTAGTTTCAACTATAGAAAGGAACAGACAATGTCCAATAGATGGAACGGGCCCTTGTCCAGAGACCCAAAGAACCGTGTCACGCTGACAAAGGACGTAGGAACCGAAGATGACATATGGCTCAGGGCAGGTGCCACTGGGACGATCGTGGCCTCGGGCAAAGGGCTTACGGGACAGTGGCAATACCTGGTAGCATGGGACCTAGATGCCCGCGGTCGCAAGAACCAGGTCGTGTCGGTCCTAGTGACAGAGGTCACCAGGGGACAGTGACAGTGACCACGACTACGTCCCAAACGGGGCCCAGGACCAGGTCTAGGGCGCATTATGACTCTTGATGACCCCTTATGGTCTGAGGTATAATATAAGGATAAGGTTGAGAGAAGGAGGACTAAAGTGACCAACGAAGTTAAGACTAAGACCAACCCAAACTATCCTTACCTGATCAATGGCAGGTACGGTCGTTACACAATGGATCATATGGACATCAAATTGGCTCTGGGGCTTATACCGCCTATGGGGCCTAACGACAAGTACCTTAAGGACAAGAAGGTTCCTAAGGACGTGAGTACACCTTGGACGGACATCAATGGTGTCATGGTGAGGTATATGACGAGTGACGCGGCCAAACAGTTCTGGTGTCCAAACGGTGGTCGTAAGGGCATGTACATGAGGGCAATTGCGATCTGTCCAGATTGTCGTAAGATCGTGGCAGCGTCCAGGATCAATCAACACGCACGGGTTCATAAGTGGGCGAAGGGCTAAGACATGAACAGAGGTCCATTGTTTTCAGACCGATTCTATACGGTCGCGTTCATTACCATCATCGGTGCCTTGGCACTAGAGTTCGCAAGGGGCATGATCCTTTAGACAACAGACTAGAGAGGGCCGCAAGGCCCTTTCTTTTTGCCTATATGGGGACCAGGTAGGGACCAGGTCAGTCGGGCCATTAGGAGGAGCCTCCCTTTGGACACAGCATCAATAGGACAGTGGCTTGGTCCGGCAGGGACCTGGTCCATGTCACAGTAGACGCTGCCCTGGTGCCTTGGACATTGTAGTTTGTCAGTGGTCGCGCGTTGGCCACGTTAACGCACAGGGACGCGTGCCGTCACGGACACGGTATGTTTGACACACAGACCTTAAATACGGACACGGTCATTTGCGACAAGGTCATTTAAGGGCAAAGACACAGACCGAGCTTTGACACTCAGTCAATGTCAATGACTGTATTAGTACATACGTCGAAGGTCAGTCAAGGTCAATCGTCATCGTCATTAGGCTCAAAGCCATCGACCCCAAGCGTCCCAGACCTACCAAAGACCTCTACCGCCAGATCCCCATAAGCCTTATCCGACAAGGTAGCCAACCACATCATGATCAGGTCTATCTTGTCATTGCCCTCAGCAATGTGCTGTACCACTTCCTTAGGCACTATCCTGACACCTCCGCGTTCCATGGTCTCAACGCCATTGTCGACCCAGAGCTCATACGGCATCTCAGTCGTACCATCGATGATTGCGTCACAACGTACTTTCATTTGATTTGCTCCTCTTTCTTACTATTCCTTATTATAGCATACCCTAAAGG